TGCAGCTTGTTTTTATTTTCGGCTGGCTGGTATCCTGTCACGGCTGGGCTTTATTCCGTGAAATATAGATATGTCTTTTAATACAAAGTGATTGATACGGGAGACTTAGTTAATATATATTTATATCGTTTTTGGAAATGGATTCATAAAGACTAGGAAATATAAATACATGGCTATTAAGTTAGAACCGGGTATAAATGACTTAGAGTATTATTGCAATCGAATAGATGATACTATTACGGAATTTTGTCTAGAATATAATATTCAGGACTTAGAATCTAGTACCCAAAATAAATGGAATGCTTGTATTAAATATATATATAATCATGTATTTAAACCCATTGATAAAACGTTATTAAGAGATAGTAAATGTAATTCTATTATTGACTATAACAATATAGATTTATTAAATGGATTACTGGAATACTATATATATTTATGCAATCTATATTCTAAAGCTGTTAATATAGTTTCATTCTGTACTATGATTGGTATTTCAAGAACCGCAATATATGATTGGAATAATGGAAGAACAAAAGAATTAAACTCTGCATTTGGTAACATCTACAAAACTTTAGATAAAGCCAGGGAAGAAAGTCTCTCGGATTTGCTTATTTCCGGCAAGAAACAGCCTATCGGATTATTAGCAGTGTTGAATCATGAAAAGGGGTGGAATTTGCCCGGGTCAAGTCGCGAGGTCGTCCATGTTTCCGCAAAAGAGGACGCTAAAGTTATCGCTGATCGTTACAAGGCCGCGTTGACAGATGGCAAATTGTCTGATAATACCGGACAAAATGAGGACTAAACGCCCTTAGAATTGTGTATCAATTCAAAACAATAGGCATAGCCAAAAAGGCCCGTATTTATGCGGTTTTCCGGCGTTCCTGTTTTCCCATCTTTTCGCAAAACTTTTGTTTAACGAATAGATGAAACGAATTGTGCCGGATTGGTAAACAATTTAAACAGTTTTCCAGTGTTTCGCCTGGCTGTTTTGGGCGCTGACGTTGGCGGGGTTCCCCTTGTTTTGACCTTGCGCCGGATGAACCCCTCGACTAACTAAAATAATAAAAAGGACTATTATAATAAATATATTCCATTTATACCATTTATATTTTACAGAATGTATTTATTATAGTTTTACGGATTAACTAAAATAATAAAATCATAGTTATAAATTATATTTTCTCTTCTATGGTTTTATTTTTAATTAAGGCAATGGTAAGAAGCTATAATATATATTATATCCCTCATTGCTATTACCAGAATCATAAATAGTTCATTACTGAGGTACATTCCATTGAATGATAAAAACAGTTTTCTTGATAAATGTCTCTCGATTCACTCTCTCCTACTACAGCATGGCATTGATAGTGGGATAACCTTCAAGAAGAATGAGTCGGAGTGTTTTATAACAGTCAATGGCAAGAGTAAGAGATACACTTCGGATGATGACATAGACATTGATACGGAGTTCTCGGCTCTTGAAAAATTTTAAAAAATCAAAAAAGGGGCGGTCTTATGGTCGGAGTGAGTTTTGAAAATCCAGACAGCTTCAAGGATATTGCATACGGAGCGGCGGACGCTGACATTGAGCGTTTAGCAGAAGCATGTAAGGTCGTGTCGTCTGCTTATCGGAGTCTCCCGTGGTTCCGCATGGCGTTTCAAGACTCCATCATATCTGCCCTAGAAGAAGTCAATGAAGTACGGCATAGTCCGACACACTACTATGTGGCACGAAAGGTTGCGGAAAGGATATTTGATGCAGAGTGAAGATAGGCTGACGGATCATACTGCTATCTACCAGACCATCAGAGATGATGACTGCGGAACGATTAAGGACTCCGGTCAACGACAAGAATTTGACACGGGTGCGGTACGTGATATCACTCCCGGAAAAGGGATGCCGCACCTTATGCCGCTTGGTATCGTGTCATGGATTGTCAATGACGACAAGACGATTGTCTGCGATCCTGTTCTCATGGCACTCGATGATTTTCTTCGTACTGGTCGTGTGACGGATTTAGGCAGAGCGATTAGGCTGTTCTGCCGGAAGAGAGACATGTCCGTGCCAATGATGATGATTGAGGTCTCCAAGCACTTTGAGAACGGAGCGGTCAAGTACGGAGTTGACAACTGGAAGAAGGGAATACCGGAATCAAGTTATGTTGACTCGGCGGTACGGCATTATCTCAAGTGGCTTGATGGCTGGACCGATGAACCGCATGACAGGGCATTCGTGTGGAACTGCATGTGCTTGTGGTGGACTCGTGAAAATATCACCGAGAAAGAAGGTGCTGCGGAATGACGGGCAATGAATACCAACTGCTTGCTGCCAGAACAATCAATGATACATTGTTTTCGACTGACATAGAACTGCATTCGCTCTTCGGAATGGTCGGTGAGATTGGCGAACTGCAATCAATCTACCAGAAGCGTTATCAGGGACATGATGGTGACACGGAAGAACACCGCAAGAAAGAACTTGGCGACCTGCTCTGGTTCATTGCAGAGTACTGCACTTCTCAGGGATGGGAACTTGAGGATGTTATGCAACTCAACATTGACAAGCTGAAAGCACGTTTCCCGGAAGGTTTCGAGTCGGAACGCTCGATTCACCGTTCTGCCGGAGACATTTAACAACGATTCATAACCATTGGTGTTTTGTTTTCCTCCTGGTCTTTCTCCGCCAATGGTTGACGAGACATAAATGGTACTCCTTTCACCCTGTTAGCTGTAGTGCTGTTAAGGTGGTTCACGACCATCGACAGGGTATCTTTTTATTCTTTGGTGATGCAATGATGAATCCGGTTGATACGTACAAGATGATGCTTGCCACGATGACACGCGAGGAACTGGTTGAATACACAGCGATTCTGCTTCGGAGCCTTGATAAGCTAGGCATAGAGGTGCTAAATGACGATATCGGAGATACAGAAACAGGTGAATGAACGGTCATTGCAGATAGCGCATATCCTTGCAAGGGGCATGGACTGCGAACTGCGTAAAGATGCTTCCGGGGTGAAGATTATCGAGATCAAAAAGACTGTAGTGAAAAATTGATATAATATCGGCGCATCCGTAGAGTGGGTGTTGCAACAGCGTTGGTGGCTATTTCAAGAATGGAGTAGCCACTTTTTTTATGCCGGAATATACAGAGCGACAGCAAACTGCGCTAATCATCAAACAATATATCGAACAGCATGGCATAGACGAGAACGTACTGGAAGATTTGCTCGGACTCTGCTATCAGGCGGAAGAAGCCGGGGAAGTTGACGTTGACCTTGAGCATCGTGACTGGTGGATGGGCATAAGCAAGTACGCTCGGACGAAAGCAATGTACAAGAACATTGAGACTTCCGAGACTGTCTACGGACAATACTACGAGAAGTTCCTTTTGTTCGAGAGCAAATATCTGTTTCTCAGCTTCATCCTCTACATGGAGAAAAACAGGCCATATGAAAAACGCTTCTATGAGCCGAGAAGAATGACGCTCCATGTAGTCGTGCAAGACCTTCAAGACCTTGAGGATGGAAAATTCAACTTCTACGGATTGTCCGAACCACCGAGAACTGGAAAATCCACGGTCTGCATCTTCTTTATGTCGTGGATTATGTGCAAGAGACCCGATTCGCATAATGCGATGGGCGGTCACTCCGGCATACTCGCAAAAGGGTTCCACAAGGAACTGCTCAACCTCATAACGTCAGAGGAATATTGTTTTGCGGAACTGTATGAGCGAATGAATCCTGGGCTTACGATGCTCCGTGATAAATCTGCTGACGAGTTCACAATTACGCTTGGACACTCGGATAGGTTTGCTACGACTACTTGCAGAGGAATCGATGGCACTTGGACAGGTGCGGTAGACATTTCGTTTGACGGTTACCTCTATGTCGATGACTTAATCCGTGACAGAGAACACTCGCTCTCTCCTACTCGTATGGAGAACACGTATCAGGAAATGCTGAACAAGATGTTTGACCGTCTGAACGATGGAGCGAAGGTCTTGATGGTCGGAACACTCTGGTCTGTGCTTGACCCTCTTGAGCGAATGAGGTTGCAGTACGGAGACAGACCTGATTACTTCTTCCGGCGCATACCTGCTCTTGACCCGATAACAGATGAGTCCAACTTTGCTTACGAGTACAACGGTTTCTCGACTCAGTATTACCGTGAGATGCGTGAGCGACTTGATAAGCCGGAATGGATGGCAAAGTATCAGCAAATGCCGTTCGTCCGAGAAGGTCTACTATTACCGGCTGATGAACTCCGATACTTCAACGGTATTCTGCCGGAAGGTGATTCGAGAATCGTGGCAGTTGTGGACGTTGCTTTTGGTGGTGGCGACTCACTCTCAATGCCTATCGGACGGGAATACGAGAACGGTGACGTTTACATCTTCGATTGGGTGTTCAGCAAGGGGGCAAAGGAAATCACGATTCCTCGTGTGGTCGGAAAAATCATTGCGAATGAAATCCGTGTCATGCGGTTCGAGGGCAACGCAGGTGGTGATATGTACTGCCAGTATGTCGATGATGAGCTCCACAATCAGGGATGGAAATGCTCATGTACGGCAAAACGTGCGCCAAACAACATGGACAAGATGGCGAAGATCAATGCTTATGCCGGAGACATTAAGCGGAACTTCATTTTCCTTGACGAACACAGACGGACTTCTGAGGAAAAAGCCGAGGACAAACGTCTTGGAATCACACGATACGAACGGTCAGCCGAGTACGAAGAAGCCATGCAAGAGGCCAACATGTTTGTCACGGTCGGAAAGAACACGCATGACGATGCCGTTGACAGCCTTACGCAGCTTGCAATGTTTGTTGAGAACCCATATACGACTAAGACGACAATTACGAGAGGTGGCAGATGGTAATAGACCGTCAGACATTGATACATTACTGCGATTTGATAGACCTGATTGCCGACACGGAACGACACATCAGAAAGACCGCATCCGACATTGAGCGGATAGACCGTAAACTGAAAGCTATCGAGAGTGGCGAAAAGGTCACGGATAAAGTCTATGGTGGCGAAGGTGGGTGGCAAGGATTTCTTATTGAGGGCATACCGGTTCCTGAATATGACCAGTGCAGGACTGCGCTTCTCACGAAAAGAATCCGGCTGAACGAGGAATACAAACAGCTTGCACAGCATAAAATCGAGTTATGCGAACAACGAGCGGGGGTACAGAAATTCCTTCGGAGCATCACTGATCCGCACATTAAGCGGATTATCACGTATCGTTGCATAGACCAACTCTCGTGGTCGGAAGTTGCCGCAAAAATGGGTGGTGGAAACACCGAGGACGGAGTAAAACAGGCTTTCTGGCGTTTCTGCAAGAAGGAAGTCATCGAAAGTCAACCAAAAAATTAAAGTTGTCACGAATGTCACGGAGTTTTGTGCTACTTTTAGACTGACCAAATATGAAAATAACAACGGCACCTATGGCTAAGCCCCGTAGGTGCCTTTTTGAATGCAGTTATGGACTTAGATTATCGGATCATCAAGTGTCCACGTTGCCGGAAAGTGCTTGGCAAGGTCGAGACACACTCAGAGACAATACACAGGGTCGATTGTAACGACTGCCGGATAACGCTGACTTACAACGCTGAAAAGACATTATCCGTCACTCCGATACGTCCTGTTTTTACTTCGAGCGGAAAGAGGTTCCACTGATGGCTTTAGGTGAGATGACTGGCAGACGTGTGATTTACACGGACGTTGCCGAGATTAATAAATCGAATATCGCAAAGGTGTTGCAGGATGCCTACATGAAGCATCTCATCAATTCCGGCGAGTGCGAAAAACTGCTCAACTTTGAAGCCGGAATACAGCCACTGCCGCAGAAGAAGCTTACACGGACTGACATTGATGCACAGGTTGTTGATAACGTTGCCAATGAAATCACGGAGTTCAAGTGCGCTTTCGTTTGGGGCAATACCGTGACGCTTGTTCAGCGCGGCGAGACCGATACCGGAAGTAATAACAAGAACGAAAATAAGGGCATTGCGCTACTGAACGAGATGTATTCATCCGAGTTCAACGGCAAGAAGCAACAGGAACTTGCACGGTACGTTGAGATTTGCGGAGTCGGCTACACGTTCATTGATGTGAACACACGTTGGCGCAAGGGCAGGTCGTATTTCACTTTCGATGTGCTTGACCCACGGTTCACCTTTGTTGTCCGCTCAAGCAGACTTGGACACCGTATCATGCTTGGCGTTACATACTCGATGGACTCCAAAATGAATCTGCACTTTACCTGTTTCACGGAAGATGCCCGATATGAGATTGACGGAATCGGTGGTGTTGTGCAGAACGGCACCCCGACAGCAAACGGTATTTCGTGGCAGGAGCGTGACCGAAGCGGTGAGACAAATCCGCTTGGGCTGATTCCGATAATCGAGTGGAAACGTGCGGCTGACTACATGGGATGCTTCGAGCGTCAGCTTGACGAACTTGACAATCTGAACCAGATGGTCTCCGACTTGTCTAACGGAGTCCGTCAGAACGTCAACTCGATATGGTGGGCGAACAACGTAGACTTCCCCGAAGAAGTTGTGGTT